CCGACGCAGTGTGGACCGAGCTCGAGCGCATGCTCTTCCGGCCGTACAAGCATGCGAGCGGCGCTGACCTCTACATCGAGTCTGTGTCGATTGACTCCGGCGACGGCAACACCGCGGACGCCGTGTACGCGTTCTGCCGGAAGTGGAGGAACCGCGGCGTGATGGCGGTGAAGGGGCGCGAGCAGGGCGAGATCTTCCGCATGCCGCAGGCGGTCGACCCGGGCCGGAAGAACAAGGCCTCGAAGTACGGCCTGGTCGTGTACCAGGTTGGCACGGAGAAAGCGAAAGACCTTCTTCTCGGCTTCAGCGAGCACGGCGGCCGACTCAGCTTGTCGGAGGTTCGCGACGAGAAGGTGGTCACCGGCAGCGGGCACGGCCGCATGCACTGGTACCGCGGGATCCGCGCGGACTACTTCACCGGCCTGACGGCCGAGATCAAGGGGCCGAAGCGCGGCGCGCCGCGGCACCGGCTCTTCTGGCAGGCCAAGGCGGGCGTGCGCAACGAACCCTTGGACTGCGAGGTGTACGCGCTACACGCTTCGAGAAAGATGCGCGTCAACCTGATGATCGAGGCGCAGTGGCTCGCGATCGAGGAGAGGCTCCGGCAGCCCGACCTGGTCAGCGCGTCGGCCGAGAATTCTTCGCCCGTAGTGGAGCAAGCAGCGCCCACCGCCCCGGCCAACAACAGCAATAAGGCCGGGGCGGTGCCGCCGCCTCAACGTTCCACGACGAACAATCCGCTGATCCCGGTCCGCCAGGACGGCGGCACGCCGGTCAGAAGTGCCGACCTACCCTACTGATTGAGGAGCCACGATGGCAGATCTCGCCACCCTGCAGACGCGCCTCACGGATGCGGAGGCCGCGTACCACGCTCTTTTAACCGGGACGAAAGAGGTCGAGGTCCAGCACGGTGAGATGACCGTGAAGTACTCGACCTCCGTCACGCAGATGGTGCAGCTCCAGTCCTACATCGCCGACCTCAAGGCGCAGATCGTCGCGCTCGGCGGGACAGTCACCGGATTGCGCCGCGGTGCGATCGTGGTGGACCTGTAGATGGGCGCGATCGAAAAGCCGCGCCTGCGCGGGCCGCACGCGGAGCTCGTTGTTGGCGCGGAGGCGTACCAGGGGGCATCCTGGTCTCACCCCGACGTGCGCAACTGGGCACCGTCACGAGGCAGTGCGGACGGTGATCTTCTCAGCGAGTGGGGCACGCTTACCCGGCGCTCGCGCGATCTCGCGCGTAACCACGGCGTCGCGAGCGGCGCGCAGCAGACCATCCTCGACAACGTGCTCGGGTGCGGCCTGTGGCTTGCCCCGACGCCCGATTACATCGCGCTCGGCAAGGATCGCCAATGGGCGACGACCTGGCGCAAGCCGGTCAAGGCGAAGTGGCGTACATGGGCTGAAACCCGGTATTGCGATGCCGGCGAAAGCCTGACGCTCGATGGCCTCGCGACGCAGATGTTCAACGGTGCCTGGCTGAACGGCGATGGTGTAGCGCTGCCGCTCTGGATGCCGACGCCAGGCTATCCGACGGCGACGCGGCTGCAGGTCATCGAGGCGGACCGCCTTTCCAATCCCATGGGCAGGCCCGACGCCGCCATGCTTCGCGCCGGCGTCGAGATCAACGAGTACGGCGCGCCGCAAGCGTACTGGATCCGCAACGCTCACCCGGGCGACCCGTTCTCGTACGTGAACGGCGAGCTGATGAAGTGGACGCGGATCCCGGCGCGAACCGACTGGGGGCGAGCGCGTGTGATCCACGCGCACGACAAAGGCCGCGCCGGGCAGTCCCGCGGCGTGCCGGCGCTCGCCTCGGTGCTGTCGCAATTCAAGGTGGTCGGGGACTACCAGCGTGCCGAGCTCAAGGCCTCCGTCGTGAACGCGATGGTGGCGATGGTCACCAAGTCAGCCCTCAGCCAGGAGGGCGTCCTCGAGCTGCTGTCCGGCGACAAGGATGCGATCAGCAAGTACATCTCGGACTACAACGCACGCGGGCGCGGCGCGATCGGCCACGCGGACGGTCTGATCCTGCCGCTCATGTTCGGTGAGGACGTGGCCGGCTTCACGCCGGCGCGTCCGAGCACCGCGTACGAGCCCTTCGTCACCACCGTCTTCCGGCACATCGCTACGGGCCTGAACATCCCGTACGAGCTGCTGATGAAGGACTTCAGCAAGACGAACTACTCGTCGGCGCGCGCTTCGCTTCTCGAGGCCTGGCGCTTCTTCATCGGCCGGCGCAACTGGCTCGCGCAGGGGTTCTACCAGATCGCGTACGAGCTGTGGCTCGAGGAAATGGTGAACGCTGGCGAGGTCGACGCACCCGGGTTCTACGAGAACAAGGCGGCGTATTGCCGCGCGCGCTGGATCGGGCCTGGCCGCGGCTGGGTCGACCCCTACAAGGAAGCGCAGGCCGCAGATCTGCGCATGAAGATCTTCGTCTCCTCGCTCGAGGACGAATGCGCGGAGCAGGGCAAGGATTGGGAGGAGGTACTCGAGCAGGTCGCCGAGGAGGAGTCGCGGCTGAAGGAGCTCGGCCTCACGCGCGCGCAGGTGCAGAAGGCAATCGGGACGCCGGCGGATGGGGCGACGCCGGACTCTGGCGACAACCAGCCAGCCGATCAGAACGTGAACGCGGTGGAGGATGCGCTCGAGCGCGTCGCGGATTCGCAGAACGCCGTCGCCGCCGCGCTGGCGGCGCACGCCGAGCGGCCTATCACGCTCCACGCGACCGTGGAGGCCCCGAAGGTGGACGTACACGCGCATATCCACCGCGGCGGGCGGGTCGTTTTCGAACAGGATGAAGCCGGCAATCTCACCGGCGCGGAGATGGAAGGGTAATTCATGGCCAAGGACACCCAGCTCTCCAACGCCGCCGTGAACGCCGAGGCGGACGCGCTCTCCGCGCTGCTCAACAACGGCTATCTGCGGATCTACAACGGGACGAAGCCGGCGAACGCGGACACCGCGCTCTCCGGCCAGACGCTGCTCGCCGAGCTGCGCTTCGCCAACCCGGCGGCGCCCGGCGCCGCCGCCGGCGTGATCACCTTCAGCGCGCTCACGGCCGACACCGATGCGGACGCGACCGGCACGGCGAGCTGGGCGCGCTGCCTGAAGTCAGACGGCACCAGCGCGGTGATGGACGTCACCGTCGGCGAGGCCGCCGACGCGCCGGTGAACGTGCAGCTGAACAGCAAGGCGATCCAGCTGCACGCGCAGGTCTCGGTCTCGAGCTTCACGCACACCGTCGCCAAGGCGACGTCGGGGAGCTGAGATGAGCCTCGGCTACTGGGAGACGCTGGCGTCGGTCAACGCGGATGGCACCGCGCTCACCGCGGCGGCGCGGGCGAGCCTTCTGCAGGGAGCGGCCAAGGTCGGTCTCTATACGCTGCCGCCGAACAAGCTGCGCGTCGGCGACGTCATGCATCTGCGCGCCTTTGGGCGGCTCTCGTGCGTGGTCACGACGCCCGGCACGGGGCGCTTCGATCTCAGCGCCGGCGTAGCCGGGACAGCCTTCTTCGACACCCTGGCCATGCCGCTGAACATCGTGGCCAAGACCAACGTCATGTGGAACCTCGAAGCAGAAGGCATCGTGCGCGCGGTCGGCAACGCGGCGAACATTTTCTGGGCTGGCTGGTGGCTCTCGGAGGCCTCCATCAACACCGCCTTGCCCGCGACCGGCCCGGGGCCCGGCGGCCAGAACGTGCCCTACAACACCGCGCCGGTGGTCGGCGCGAACTTCGACCATAGCGTCGCGCAGATCCTCGATTTCAACTGGACGCAAACCGTGGCGACCGGAAGCATCACCTTGCACGGCTACGCGCTCTCGCTGAAGACCTCGACGGGGTTCTAGGATGCCGCGCATCTGGCGGCCAGGTCGCGGCCCATTCCGCAAGCCGCGTACGCTCGTCAAGATCCAGGACCTGCAGCCGATCGCCGGATCGAGCGATAGCGGACAGGGATCGCAGAGCGTCGACGCAGTCGCGCTGCTCAGCTTCATAGCCTCGGCTGTCTCAGGGCAGGGGGCGCAATCCGGCGCCGCGCAGGCCTCGCTCGATTTCATCGGCGCCGTAGTGGCCGGTCAGGGCTCGCAATCGGTCGGCGCCGTGGCGCTCGAACAGCTGATCGCGTCGATCGCGGCGGCGCAGGGATCGCAGACCGCGGACGTCGCCGCGCAGCTCATCTTCCTCGCGCCGGCGAGCTCGGCGCAGGGAAGCGAGACGGTCGACGGCGTCGCAGCGGAGATCTTCGCCGCTTCGGCGATCACCGGTCAGGGCGGCCAGACAGTCGACGCGATCGACGCGCCGGTGGTCGACGGCACGGTCGAAAGCGGACAGGGCGCGCAGTCCGCGCTAGGCGTTGCATCTACCGACGAGAACCTGCAGGGCGGCGCGTTCATGTGGACGCCGAGCGTGCCCGTGCGCCGCTTCGTCGTACCGAAGAAGAAGAAGGCGGATGCGGTCACCGGCATCGCGGCGAGCGCGCAAGGCGGCCATCGAGCCGAGGGCCAGGGCCGCGTGATCCAGCGCATCGAAGGCGCGGCGGTGGTTGCCCAGGTCGCGGCCGAGGTGATCGCGATCGGCGTTGTGGACAACCGCCGCCCGATGAACATCCGCAAGGCACAGGTGGCCGCGGCCCTGCTGCTCGCCGCGTAGCTCCCGTACACCGAACAGGAGAACCCGCATGCGATATCCGCACCTGTGGGCGCGCCTCTATGGCGCGCCGCTGCTCGTCTGGCCGGAGAAGGCGAAGGTCATCGAGGAGGTCTTCCGCGCCCACGTTCTTGGAACGTCGCCGGTTACCCCCAAGGCAATGGAGGACGACTCCCCGGTGGAATCGCCGGCGCAGCGCCGCGCTCGCATCCAGCAAGAGCGCCAGCAGATGTACACGGGCATCGCGCTCATGAACAAGCCCGAAAAGCCCTACGCGGTCACGACGTCCGGGGTTGCGCTCATCCCGATCTTCGGCTCGCTCGTTCAGCGCGGGTCCTGGATGGACGCGATGTCGGGCCTGACGTCGTACGACCGCTTGGCTTCTCTCATCGAGACCGCCGTCGCCGACCAGGACGTCCGCTCGCTTCTCCTCGAGATCGACTCGCCGGGCGGGGAGGCAGCCGGGATCGTGGAGATGGCGGCGCGCGTACGCGATGCGAGCCAGCGCAAGCCGACCTGGGCGGCCGCGAACGGCATGGCGTACTCGGCCGCGTACTGGCTCGCCGCCGCGGCGGAGAAGGTTTACGCGCCGATCACCGGCGGGGTTGGCTCGATCGGCGCCGTCGCGCTCCACGTGAATCAGGCGAAGCGCGACCAGATGATGGGCTACCAGTACGAGTTCGTGTACGCCGGCGCGAAGAAGGTCGATCTCAACTCCCACCAGCCGCTGAGCGACCGCGCGCGTGGGCGCCTGCAGAGCGAGGTCGATCGCTTCTATGAGCTCTTCACAGCGGATGTCGCTCGCGACCGTGGGCTTACGGCAGAGGCAGTGAAGGCAACGGAAGCCGGGCTCCTCACGCCGCCCGAGGCCGCCGACGGCGGCTTCATCGACGGAATCGCAACGCTCCGCGAGGTAGTGACGCTCCTCGAGGCGCGCATGAACCAGCAGCCGCAACAGGGCATGACCGGCACGCGCATGGCCGCGGGCCGCACCGTGAAATCAACAACCACAAAGGAGATCGCAATGAAACTGTCACCCGCGGCCGCGGCAGTCCTGGCCGCACTCGGCATTACGGCGGAATCCCTCGACGGCGCGAAGGCCCAGGCGTTCGAGGCGAGCGTCGGCAAGGTGTCCTCGGACGCGCGCGCCGAAGGCAAGGCGGAAGGCAAGACCGAGGGAGAGAAGGCCGGCGAGCAGAAGGTCGTCGACGCGCGCGCCGAA